GCTGATGCCGTAGGGCTGCGCCAGGCGTGAGGCTATCTGCAGCGCATCGGATTCGTTGATCACGTTATTGGGCCATTCTGCGGAACAGTCCACCAGATCCTGGCACTTACTGCGCCCCGTCGCGCGCACCTCATGACGCCGCGCGGAGATCATCGGGCTCCACTGGTCAACGTAGCCGGTCATGACCAGGTCATCGTCCAGACGAACCTCGCAGGGCTCCCCTTCCCTGACCAGCTGTTTCTCACTGCTGCCGGGGAAGTAGTCCATCAGGCCGAGAGCGAAATCTGAGGGAAGCCGCTCGATGCCGCGCGTCACCCGCACGTCGTCCCAGCCTTCAATATTTTTGCCGCCGACGGTCAGAATCAGTTCATCTTTCACTGGGGTTTCCTCGCCATAAAGCGTAAAGGCATAAAAGCCGGGTGACGCACGCCGGTCTCCTGAATCAGTTCATCGCTGCGGGACGCATCCTGATAAAGGCGCGTGGCCAGCACCAGCGACGGCATCACCGCAGGGACGGTCACCTGCATGACGTCTGCGCCGTTGGCACCTTTCAGCGCCAAGGCGTCCACAAAAGCCTGCCTGAGCGCCAGAAGCGCGTTGTAACTGTCGTCGTCTCCCCGGTCACCGGCCATCACCAGCGCAGCGTCAAGCTGATCACAGACGCTCTCTTTGATTGCCGATGCATCGCCTGTACCCGCCGGATTCGCTTCTGCACCGGCAACCGCCATTGCCCCCGAGCAGAGCACGAGGATAAGCAGTGTGGCGCAGGCCGCCACGGCACCGTTTTCAGGTGTGGCGTAATACTGCCCGCTGTCTGCCGTTGCCAGCTTTTCCAGCACCCGGATGCGCTCTTCAACGCCGCCGGGACTGTTGAGTATCGCCAGCACAATGGACTGAACCCGCGAGGCAAAATCATCCATGGACGTGAACGCAGGAAGCGCTGAGGCCAGCTGCGTGATACTGTCACGGGCCGTCACGCTTCTGGCCATGGTGATATTTACCAGCTGCGCGGTATCCGCGGTGTCCTCAACATCCATGGTACCGGTGGCCCCGGACGCACTGCCGCCCACGGTTCCCCGGCTGTACCGCCCGTACCGGGTGCTCCCGAACGTTGAGCGCAGCGTGCTGCTGAGGTTGGTGACTTCGCTGACGGTGTCCGTCACCATGCCCTGCCAGAAGGCGGCAACACCGCGCACCGTTTTGATTGCCTGGGAAACGCTCCGGATTTCCCCTTTGACCTGCGCCAGGAAGGAGGCGGCCGTGGTGCTGGCAAGCTTCAGCCAGTGTGTGCTCACCACGTCCCCCGCCTGAGTGCTGCCCGTAACGGAAAACACGCGAAGTCCCGACTCGATGACGGTCAGCGTGAACTCAAAGGCACGACCCGCATCCATGCTTTCAGTGACCCGCAGGCCGCCTTCCGGCACGCTCACCGTCAGCTCACCCAGCGTCGGGTGAATCAGCGTGCCCGAACCGCTGGCTTCGCAGGCCGCAATCAATGCCTGACGCTGGCTCAGTACGTCGCCCGCCCGGTAGCGCAGGCTGTCCTGCACCAGGAAACCCCGGATCGCTATTTTCCTGACGTCGCGGCCCATGTCCTCCACCCAGACCGTGTCGCGGTACGGATATTCGTGCACGGCCTGACGTCGCCCAAAAACCCCCTCCCCCTCATAAACGCCAAACGGCACGCCGCGAAAGCTTGCCGGTCGCAGATGTGTCTGCCAGTCCCAGCCGCCGCCGCTCCCGGTAAGGCCGGAAAGCAGATTTTGTATGATTGCCATAGAGTTGAAATCCGGTTGTTATCAGGGCCAGGACATGGATGTCGCAACGCGACCGCCCTGCGTGATGAGCTGTTTACGTTCGCCGGTTTTATCGTTAATGAGCGTCAACTCAACGGCGACTTTATTCTCCTGACCGGCGGCACCTACCTGACCACCGCTACCCGCAGGAGACACGGGAGAGGAAAGCGTGCCGCCAGACGTCTGTGCATCGGCCTGTCGCTGCGCCTGCAAGGTCTGAGGATCCCGCAACCCCTTCCAGCGGTCATCGTTGATGGACGTGTGAATGGCCTGATTAATCTCATTATCGGTATAGGGCTGTGCACCGTTTTCATGAGAAATAATGGCACTCATCAACCGGCGTAGCGTGGCCGGATCGTGCAGATTGATACGCTCACGCGGGTCAAAGCCAGTTTTTGCCGCCACATCATCAATATAATTCTGGGTTTTGTTCTCCGTCGCGGGAGCATAGGTATGAATGATGCCGTTGAGGGTGTTATTCCCCCGGTCACCGTAAAGCTGAAGCTGGCGCGACAGCGCCGCCATCCCGTCATGCGGCGTGGGAAAGCGGACAAAATCACCGTCGCTGCCGCTGGCATTTGGCGCATGCCTGAGGTTACCCGGATTGTTATTGCGGATGCCGCGGGCGTTCCCGCCCGTGCCCGGACCGGTATAGACTGCCGGAACAGCGGGAGACGGTGCTTTCAGTGCGGCAGCAATGTCCCCCTGCAGCATGCTTGCCTGATCGGCCAGGCCGTAACGTTCCCGCAGATCACGGCGCTGTTTGTCCGTTATCTGACCCGTGATGAGATTCACCTGCTCACTGGCGGGCAGCGAATTCAGGTATTTTTTATCGTCCCTGGCCCGGCGAACCCAGTCACCCTCGCTGCCCCGCAGGTTACCAATGGCCTCATTCAGCGCCACCGGATCGCCGGGATTCTGCATCAGACTCCCGACGCCACGCAGGCCGTCATTAACCGAGCCGTCGGAGAGCAGACCGCCCGCCACCTTCTGGGTCAGGCGGTTTTTAAAGCCGTCCCAGGCCGCACTCACGCCGTTAAGGTTGCGGTTAAGCTCGACCAGCTGTGCATTGACTTTAGGATCGACTGTCAGGCCCAGTTCGTCGGCGCGGGTGAGGTAGGCTTTAAGCTTCGCCCCGTCACGCAAGAGTGCCAACGTACTGGCATCCAGCCCTAATGCGTCAGCGACCGTTTTCTGTTTTTCAGGGGCAAAATTCGGGAATACGCGCGCCAGTTCCTCGAAAGTACGCAATACATCAGCTGTGTGGTTTTTCGTTTCAACAACTTTTACACCAACCTGATTTAAAACGGACATGAATGTTCCGTTTCGGTTCTGTAACGCTTCGTTGAAGGTTTTATAGAGCCCTTCCACAGATCCGCGTGCTTCTTTACTGTCAGCGCCCAGAATCTGCATGGCCCCGGCCAGGCGGCTGAAATCATCGACCCGCATACCGCTGTTTTTTGCCGCCACGTCCAGGCTGTAGGCGTTGTCAGCCGCCTCTTTCATGTTACCGGCAAGTGCTTTTGCACCTTTCGCCAGCCCGTACGCGGCCACACCTGCCACGCCCATACGCCCGGCGATCCCGCCATATTTACCGGCCAGCTCTCCCACCATTTTAAGTGGCGGCACCATATCGCCGATAAACTGTACGTTGTCCCGTGCGGCCTGCGACATCCCCTGCAGGTAGCGGGTGAAGGTACTGAGCTCGCCCGCCGACTCCTGTCCGCCGAGTTTCAGCGCATCGCGGGTTTTATCCAGCTCCGGTTCAAGTTTGCGGACGGCCTCTTCAATACGCGCGATGGCGGCGCTCGCCTCGTCATTACCGGCGAGCGTGAAGTCAAACACGTTAGCCATCGTCGTCGCCCCCTTTTCTCAGATGATTAATGCGCACCGCCTGGGCGTGCCACCAGGACAGGCGCTGCAGGCTCATTGCCCAGGCGCTGTCCGGCGGCCAGCGGTAGTAAAACGTCACCTCAGCGGCTAGGCGCTGCCATCGCCCAAGGGCTTCCAGCTCAAAAAACTGAGCAGGTACTCCTCACATTTGCGGTAATCGATAAAATCCATGCCGGACAGAACCGACTCCGGTACGCCGCTGGTAAGGGACAGCAGCAGACGCATGGCGGGAAGCGATCCGCGTTTTGCCTGCGCATCGTAAAACTGCTCTACCTGAGACAGCACCGGCGCTTTGAGCGGCAGGCTTTCCCAGGTCTGTTTCAGCGCATCGGAACTGAGCGGGACGCTAAGCGGGATAACGGTGCTTTTTTCAAGTTCAGCCATCTCAGTTCTCCGTCACGTCAGCGCCTTCCCAGCGCACGTCAAATACGGCTTCTTCGCTGTCCACTTCCTGGGTGTTAACCGTCCAGAGTGCGCGCCCGATGATGGTTTTCCCGTTTGCCAGTTCGGCGATCACGTTGACGTTGGTCTGACTGTTGAAGGCAGACACAGACAGGCCACCGGCATCACGCACCTGACAGGAGATGAACCCCGGCACCGGCTTTTCTTTATACCCGTGCACGGTATCCATGCCGCTCAGCGTGGTGCGCTCCATTTTTGACGGACGGTATTTAAACTGGCCGGCCACCATGATGGTGATC